AAACTCTCTCGTTTACTCCCCCGTTTACTCCCTGATGCTCTAGAATTATTGTGTGCCAATAGGTATCGTCAATATTTGAACCTACCGATCTTTTTTTAAATTACTGTTGATATATAACACTTGCAACCAGAATTAGACAAATCTTATTTACCAAAAGTGTTATAAAATAAGCATTGATTTTATTAGATGTTTCGTTTTCGGAATATCATTTACTCCCTAATTACTCTCTGATACAAGTCTCAAAAAAACTGTCGGGGATTAGCGCAGTCTGGTAGCGCATCTGCTTTGGGAGCAGAGGGTCGCTGGTTCAAATCCAGCATCCCCGACCACTATTCATAAGTTTTATCTTCAGCAAGTATTTGATCTATTTTATCTGTAATTACCGTCTGGGTTTTATTGCGCAGCTCATCATCAGCTTTCATGCAATCATAATGCGCATACGTTTTATCAATAAATGCAACAAAACTCTCCTTATTAGTCATGTCAACTTTACAGTATTTACAGCAGCCAATATTTAAAACTGTATTAGTTGGTTTTTTCCATAATTTTTTAGTCATCCTTTTTTGATATGCTTATAATTTTTCCATCCTTAACTACTGCATTAACTTGCATACAAGCGTATTGAGCATTTGAGTTCCTCCTAGCAATACGAGCCTTCTTCATGCACTCAGACATAGTTTTCATCATTAAGTGTTCCTTCAAAATAGGTGGATCCCCAAGGTACATAAGCAGAGCAAAAACCAACTCCATTATTCAGAACCATTCTTTCTTACTTTGTCTTTTAACATCTCAATAGTCTCTTTCATTTGTTCAATATCTTTCATAGCTCTATTGAGATTAACATTGTTGTTTCTCATACTTTCCATTTCAGCATCTGTTTTTTCTTGGGATGTCGTCAACATTTCCAGAAGAAGATATTGCTCTTGATCTGTAATTTTTTGATCTGATTTAGTAATTAGATCTGCCTCCATAATATGCCTGGAGTTCTCTAAACTTGTGAGCCTAGAAGTTATTTCTGTATAGGCGAAAATTCCAAATGCTACAGCTGCGAGCAATGCCATCAAATTTCTAACGGGTAGACTTATTTTGCTGCTGTCTGAAATAGATATATTATCTTTCATTATCCTCTACCTTGTCTATTGTATTTCTTAAAATCTCTTGCCTCCCCTTTTGAGAGGTTTTTCTTGTGCCTTCTTGGCCGTTTCTTTGGCTTCTCCCTTGGTACAAAGTGAGTAAACTTCTGTTTAGCCATTTAACTTTGCTTGTTTTGAATGCTGTTTACCCATTGAATTACCATCCCAATTAGAACTAACATGGGTTGGTTCCACATCATTTAACCAGTGTTGAATTGATATAAATGCACCACCAAATTTAGATGCTTTTCCACCATGTAAGTCGTTTGGTTTTACTCTTATTGTTTGATAAGCATTAACTGGATAACCATTACTTTCTTCTAATGCTTGATCCTCTGTCATTACTGTTTCTCCAGAGTGAGTAAACTTCATGCCATATAAAAAGCATTCGTAACTATCTACATCTGGATGAGTATGCTCTGGTATAACTAAATTAGGTTGACATATAAAAAGCTCTACTTGATATGGTTTGGATCTATATAAAACTATACCACTTACACCTTCTATAAATAACAATGGATTTTTAAATGGTGTGTAAACTTTATTAACTTCTCCAGAATTTAAAAACCAATCTGCAAAATGCGATAAAGCATCTTCTTTAGGATCAATCATTTTTATATTTTTTTTCCCAAATTTCTTTTTGAGTTAGATCTTTTTCATCTTCTTTTTGTTTGGTTCTGGGATTTATTTCGTTAGGTTTTATTGTTTCAACTAAAGCGTATCTGTATACAGTTGATGATAAACCCCATTGAAAATGTAATAAAAATTTTGGTTGGTTATATTTCTCCATCAAACCAGGATCAAAATCAGAAGTTGTCACTATTTTTTCTTTAATTTATTCATGGTAGTCACACCAAAACTGGCTCCAACCATTGTCAAAATTATATACCAAAACATTGGATCTGCTTTTTGCAGAGCATCCCAGGCTCTATCGCACCAGGCTACTGTCCAAGGTGTAAAATGTAATCCAAAAATTATAGAAAAAAATAAAACAAGCCACTCATCTTTCCAGGAATTTTGTTGTTGTTTAACTTGTTCTAGTTGAACCTCAACTTTTTTAACATCTAAATTATTAGCAGCTTCAAGTTCCTTGGCTTTTATTATTTTATCTTTTTCTAGCTTATGGGTTATTGCACCCATAGTTTTTTCAGCTGCAAATTTAAAAATTGGATTTTTTAAAAAACCTAATAAATGGATCATACGCAGCTCCTAACTATCTCCGCCAGGCTTTCACATCTTGAAGTGGTTTGTTTATGCCAGTTGCTGTCAATCATTTCATCAGCTGCTTTATTGTAATCAGCTGCCTCTAAACCTTCCCACATTTTTTTGAATTTCATTACTCTTGGCTTGCCAAGTTGAAAACACATTTCGACAATGACACCTTTTATAATTTCTGGAGCTTCAATTTCTTCCAACAGATCTTCAGCAGATGTAAGAGCAATTTGAAAGTCATTGTCAAAAACAGTTTCAAGCTGTTCTTTAGGATACGCCACACCTTCAACAAAGTCATCGGTAGGTAGAACCAGATGGCCGTAACCGATTGTAGCGAAACCCAGGCTATCGGAGTACATAGTATCCCTAAACCCTTCATGTTCCTTAATTCTTTGTTTAACTTCTTCCATGATTTATTTACTTCCTGGATCAAAATTAATAATTTTGACACCTAATTTTTTTTGTTCCCCAGTTCTAGCGCGATAAATCTTACCGTTATCTTTGCGATAGTTTTGAGTTTTGACATCATAGGCAGTGTATTTTCCAGTGTTTATATTAAGAACTAATATGTCTATTGGCCCAGCACCAACTGGAGTAAACACTATTAGGTTTGGATCTTTGGCAAATTTAGCAGCAGCTAATAGTTCATTAGATAAACCTTTAGCAGCTGTAGTTCTATTTCGTGAAGTAGTAGAAGATTGAGCCAAGTAAACCACCTATTAATATTATTATTGCAGCAGCTCCTTTGCCTCTATTCATATCGGCTTTTAATTCTTTAACATCTTTTTTCATTTCGTCTATTGCTTTAAACAAAGTTTTCATTCTTTCAGCGCAAACTTTTTCGTGATAACTATCACTTATTCCATTTGCTTCTTCTATTGATGCTTTAGCAGTATTTTTTTTTCTAGTTTTCACGACACTTTAACCTCAACTTCCTTACACTGAAACCTTATTGCTAGTTTTTCTATTTCTATTTGATCTGGATAAACAGTTTTTAAAACATTATGAGATTGTCTGTATCCGTCTAATATACAATCTTCCCATCCATTATATTGGTGTGGAGCTATAGTTTCTTGTGAACATATATACTCTCCAGTTGCGAATGAGCATAGGTGTAGTATCAAAACGAATTTAATCATTAAGTTGTTTCCTTTTATTTATGGATTATAAAACTATTGTGTCAGCTTCTTCTTCAGTAAGTGGCTGTCCAGCGATTAGCTTAGCTTTAGCACTAGCTTTTAAATTTTCTCTTGCAATTTTTTCTTCTTCTTCAGTAGGTAACTCTGCCATCTTAGCTTTTATGTCAGCTTTAGGAATAGGCGTTGTTCCATTTAACCATTGTATTTCACAAGTGTCTATGTCACTTCCAACAACTGTAACTTTTGCATTTGGATCTATTTTTAATATTGCATCTATAATTATCATCCTGCTATCTCCATAACTGTAATTGATGAAACTGGTGTATTATTTGTGTTTTGATTTACTTCAGCTTGATAACCAGAAGAACCAAGACATTTAAATTGACATTTATAAGTGGTTGCTGATGTGGTGTTAGGTTCGTCAAGATTTGTTAAAGTAATTGTACCATCAACTTCTCTTGCAGTATTTCCGTTTCCAGCATAGTAATTTAATCTTGTAGCATTTAGTTCTGTACTATCTCTAACAAGATTAAAAAAAACATTACAAGAATGAAAGCCTGAGTTTGCTCCTCTAGCACTACATAAATTTGCAATAACATAAATTTTTGATGATGTAGCAGATGGAGTAATTGAAACACTTAGTCCAGAAATATCTGAATAACTATCGCTGTTTGTGCTTACATTCCC